GTTATACAAAATGGACGTGGTGAGTATACTAAACGTGAGTTACAATCAATGTTTGGTAAACTCGTACGAAACCACAGAGTATATGAAGAGGCAAAACAGGCCTCTATACTACTACGGTACTGGATTGCGCAACCGGCGACTGAGACAGTGGAGTCTCACTGGTGGACCCACATTAAGCGTAGCCTACGCCTCCCCAAATTAGGATTGAGCCGAGCTTCTTTGCCTGAATTAGTTCAAGGAGAGGGCATATGTATCTCTGATGATGCACAGGACCTGGCTAATACGTTGACAGGACCTGGACAATCTGGTATCTTTCTGTCTCTTTTTATGAATACTTGTTGGTATTGGGGAGAGTTTCTTTCCATATATAACAGTGTTAATACTGAAGATCTTATGCGCAAGATGCGCTTTACAATACACACGGGGCTTGACGAGACTTACCGTGCAGATGCTCTAGTGTCAGCTATTACAGGTAAACGCATACTAAGATGTGCTTTTAATGATTGTTATACTTATATAAATGAAGGTTTAGATAGTCAATATAGTACTAGAGTGAGATTTGGTCAGCTCAATATTCCACACCTGCAGGACTATGGTTATCAGATAATTGACGATCAAATAATGTTTCAAAAACTAGTAGCGCCATCCTGTGTCGCACTTATTTTAGGGCTGAACGGTACTTTGCTAGAGGGCACCCCGTATGGTAGTAGTTTTTCCATGAACAATGCAGTACAGATAGTTGAATACGGAGTACGTCGAGAAGGTCTCAATTATATGGATTTGTGGGCGTACGGTGTACTGGCGAGGTGGAACGGCCATGACTTATACTATAAACACCCGTTAACGGATGGTAGACATAAGATTTACGCAGCGAATGACGTATCAGTGGCCGTACCACCTGTGCCACCAGCAGGACTACGAAGGGCTGAATCTTATAAATTGGACGGGTTAGTGAATCGTAATATAAGCTGGGGGTCGCCATTAACTAGATTGCTTGATACTGGCGCAGTATTCAGCTGGGAGAGAATAAACCTCTTCTTGCTAGACAGGCCAGAATGGCGTTCTCCTAAAGCCCCCTACAATGAAGAACAGCCTAAGTTGCATAGGGAGTTCAGAATAGACACTAATATGGTAGA